GACAGATACACTTATCGCAATCGAAGTAAATTGCGAAACCAATGAAGTAGTCGAACGCCCACTTACAGCCGAGGAAATCTCTGCTCGTGAAGCGGCAGCGGTACAGGCTGAGGTGGACAGGATTGCTCGTGAGGCCGAGGAAGCAGCAGCCCTTGCCGCTAAGGAATCGGCTCAGGCTAAACTTGCCGCTCTTGGGCTAACTGCCGAGGAAATCGCCGCGCTATCTAAGTAACACCAGCATTACCTAGCCCACCCTACGGGGTGGGTTTTTTATTGGAACAAACTAAGGAGTAAGAGTGACCTCATACGGCGCAAATATCACTGAACCGATCCCAGTAGCACTGGGTAATCCGGTAAACAATCAGACTTACTCACAAACTGGTGTGGCCTACGACATCGCTATTGGCGGTCAGCCATTCTTCATCGGCAACGATGACAATAATCCATACCGCAGAGTCACAGCTCAGTACCGCAAGAATCAGATTGATATGAGCCGTGAGCCTGGCGAACAAACCATTACAGGTTGGTGGCTACGCTCTCAGTCATCTTTCCACTTGGGTCAAGGTGTTAAGTTCTTCGAGCCAGCACAGGATGAATCACTGCGCTTCCAATACACCTACAGCAAAGGCTGTAATGTATGGGATAAGGGCCAAGTTACTCTTCTTAAAGATGTAGATACTACCCATTACACCACAGGTAATCTTCAACCTAACAATCGTCCATTCCAAGTAACCAGATCTATCCACCCAACTTGGAGAGTAACCAACAAGTCTTTAACCTCTAACGTGGCTACGCTCACTATCGGTGCTCACAAGCTGACCGTCGGATCTACAGTAACCATATCTAATATGGACTCAATCTTTAATGGAACTTATGTTCTCACAGCAGTAGCATCTACAACCATCAGCTATGCAAGAGCATCTTCCAACGTTACATCTGTTGCTGCCACAGGCCTTGTTTCACAAGATTCAATTCTTTTGTGGGATCAATACGATGTAGACAAAATTGACTCAGGTGGCAAGCTTACCCACTTCCAAGATGCAACACCAGACCCAGTATTTTCTATCTGTGATGATGGCACCTATGCCTACTGGGTAACAAACGTAGTATCTGGTACCAGCAAAATGCACCTTTACAAGAAGCTCTTGACAGATGATGACACTGTATCTCCAACACTGATGTTTAACGCTACAGGTATTGTAGTAACTAACGCTGTTATTGAATACACCAAGGAGCGCCTAGTCCTTGCAGCAAACAATGCTGTGTATGAAATTCCAACCAATGCGACATCACTGCCAACTGCTGTTTATACACATCCAAACTCTAACTTTGTATACACCAGCATTACATCAAGTGGTGCTGCTATCTACCTTGCTGGATATAATGGTATCCAATCCACTATTCAAAAGTTCACACTGACAACAAGTGGAACTATGCCAACCCTGACTTCTGCGATAACAGCAGCAGAACTACCGGTAGGTGAAATTGCTTTTAAGATTTACTACTACCTAGACCTAATGGCTATTGGTACAAGTTCGGGCTTACGAGTAGCAAACGTATCTTCAACTGATGGCTCCATTGCCTATGGCCCATTGATCTTTGAGTCAGAACAACCAGTCTATGATGTTGCTGGATATGATAAGTACTTATGGTGTGCTACTAACGTAGATGGAAACCCAGGGCTGACCCGTATTAACCTAGGCCAAGGTATCACCAACCTTGTCTATGCCTATGCTTGGGACTTATATGACCCATCGCTAACAGGATTTACTACAACATCTTGTTCATTTTTTGGTAACACAGATCGACTTGTATTTACTACAGCCAATAATGGAACTACTAATGGTTCAATTTATCTTGAATCTGCAACTCGTTTAGTTGCAAGTGCCAAGCTACACATTGGTTATGTACGATATAACACTCTTGAAAACAAAATCTTTAAGTACATTACCCCACGCTTTGATACAACAAATGGTGGAATCAGCATCCTCTCTGTGCAACCATCTGGACTTGAAGCAAGCATCGGTGTATTCCCACAAGGTTCCGAGGTCGGAGATGTATCAATCTCATATCCTGCTGGACCACAACAGTATCTTGGATTTGAGTTTACTTTTACTAGATCTGCAACAGATAACACACTTGGGCCATTGTTTACTGGATACCAACTCAAGGTATTGCTATCTGTTCCACGTCAGCGCCTTATTCAGTTCCCAGTAAACTGTTATGACAGCGAATCAGATAAGTACGGTAACAAAGCAGGTTATGACGGATCTGCCTATAATCGGATTAAAACCTTGGAAACTATTGAATCCAATGGTGACACTATTAAAGTGGAAGATTTTAGAACCGGTGAATCCATTACAGGAATTATCGAAGAAATTGATTTTATCAATAAGACTCCTACCGATAAACGCTACGCAGGTTTTGGTGGGTTACTTCTTGTCACCATTCGTTCAATGACTGTCAATTAAAGGAAACTAAATGCAAACAATCTTTGGAGTCAATGGCTCACAGGTTCTTTACAATCTTGCTTTTACTTTTGGTGGAACTGGGCTAGTCCTTTGGGCTATCTTCAAGTTCGGAGTTCACAAATCTATTGAAGAACATATGACAGAACTGCGAGCTGAGTTCAAGCCCATATGTGATGACTTACAGAAGATTAAATACCAGCTGTATAACAACGGTGGTGAGTCTATGAAGGATGCTATTGACCGCATTGAAAAAGATGCAATAGAACTCAAAATCAATCAAGCCATTATCAAGGCAAAGCTGGAGGGCTAATGGGAGTAAGAGAAGATTTTGTAACAAAAGCAAGAGAACAAATTGGCACAGTTGAAGGACCCAAAGATAATGAAACTATCTATGGCAAGTTCACTAAGCACGATTTCCAACCTTGGTGTGGATCATTTATTATGTGGTGCGCCAATGAAGTTGGCTTCAAGAGTATGCCCAATGTTGTCTACACTCCAGCAGGAGCAGAAGCATTTAAGGGTAAAGGTGCTTGGTCTAATCCGGAGACATCTAAGCCACAAGCAGGAGACATCGCTTTCTTTTCTTTTGACGGTAAGGGAATCCAGCACGTCGGTATTGTCATCCGAGATGCTGGTGATGGCACAGTAACAACTGTTGAAGGCAACACAGCCGGAGATAAAAAGAAATCTGCCAGTGAAAATAATGGCGGAGAAGTTGCTATGAAGGTAAGAGCCTTCAAAGCTGATAACAAGCGAAAGCTCCCAGTATTTATTGTGGGCATAGGTAGACCTAAATGGTAACGGAAAGGGACATATGAAAATCAATTCAAAAGTATTTGAGATCTGGGGTAAGTATCTTGCTTACTCATTTATCACAGCAATCGGAGTTATCGGAAAATCTCCACTGGAGTTTTCTGGCCACGATTGGAAGCAATGCTTAAACGCAGTATGGCTATCGTTAGTACCAGTAATTATCAAGTGGGCTAATCCAAAGGATGATCTCACTATGACTAAGCAAAAGGCTTAGCATCTAGTATCTGCGAGGCAACAAACGGCCCGTCCCGAAAGGGGCGGGCTTCTTTTTTATTGCCTAAAATTAAGTACCGGTTTTGACCCAGCTACCGGTAAAGCTGGTCTAAAAGGATCCGATTCCTTTTTGGTCTAAGCGTTAGGAAACACTTGGTATTATTATAGCAAAATTATTCTGCCTTGTCCACAGGACAAGGCACAGTCAAAATGTTTCCACAATCTGCACACTCAGCGTCCAGGAACCACCAGACTATCTCGTAATCCTCAAAGGAGCACATTACATTAAAGACTGTGCAGCCACAGGAGCAGGTATGGAGTGGGCCTAACGGCCTCAAATCCGCCCCCTGACGGGGTTTTAAGCGGGGCTTTTTTGGCAGGGTGGGTAGACGGAACCGCATCTGACCGCCCCTCACTCATACGGCCCGTGAGGGCCGAGCCGTTTAATTCGCCTTACGGCTCATATTGTACACAGCCTAGTATAAACGTAGGACATCGACACGCCGTGTGATATAGTTCTCCAATGCGTAAACCAACCACCGTCAAGATCTTTGGGCAGAAGTACAAGGTTGCCTATAATCAAGAAGGCGATGAGTTTCTTGGTACTACCGACTCCACCAATAACATCATTCACATTCGTAATGGTTTACCTGATGACAAAACTAAGCGTGTATTTATGCACGAGGTGACTCACGCCATACTTCACGAGTCCACACTGGGTGATCGCAAGAGATTTGAAGTAGAGGAAGTCTGTGACATTGTGGGCTATCACGTTGTAGATATGCTCTGCGCCAATTTAGAAATTGCGGAGTGGTTACTAGAAGAATAAAAAATAAATAGTTTCGATACTTGACATTGGTATTCCCTGGACTTTACAGTTCCACCAAGAGAAAGGATGGCTATGGAAAAGACCCTAGCATTTGCAATACAAGAAGCTTTAGAAAGTGGCAGACGTTCAGCCAATGCTTCATACATTGAACTGGAAATTAAAGAAAAGATTATCCAGGAATTAGAATCTTTACAGTTACCAGTAAATCCATCTATTTACAATCAAGCAATTAACGATGCTATCTTTCGCATCCGAGGTGACTTTGCTTGGAACGCTAAACTTGCAAAGCGTAAAGAAGAATTAGGTATTGAGGAATGAAGCTAAAGATACAACTCTTTATCCTTAAAATAAAACAAATTAGACTTTCCAAAAAAGTATCTACGACTAAAGATAAAGTTGCTTTACTTGATAAAGCTAGGGAATTACAACGTCAAGTAGCAGAACTAAAGGAGCAGATGTGAACGAACTTAAAGAACTTCTCACATCTGTACTGCATCAAAAGGATGCAACCAGATCTCGTAGTAGGCAGACACAGATTGGACCATCAGAACTTGGTGGTTGCCGTCGTAAGGTTTGGTATCGTCTTAACGATCAACCTGAGACAAATGATAATGAACTTAAACTAGCAGCTGTAATGGGTACTGCTATCCACGCTGCTATTGAGGAGGCTCTACAACACGCTGACCCAACAGGGCTTAAGTATGTTGTTGAGCAAGAAGTTGAAGCCGATGGTATGAAAGCGCACATCGACCTATGGGTTCCTGAACTGGGTGCTGTAGTGGATTGGAAAACTAGTAAGGTGCGTAACCTTGCTTACTTCCCATCAATGCAGCAGCGGTGGCAGGTACAGGTCTATGGCTATCTATTGGAGAAGTCGGGGAAGGGGAAGCCCAAGACAGTCAATTTGGTAGCCATAGCTCGCGACGGAGATGAACGAGATATTAAAGTTCACTCTGAGGAATACAATCCTGAGATTGCTAAAGAGGCTTTGAACTGGCTTGCTGCTATTAAAGAATCCCACGATGCACCAGAGCCTGAACGCGATGAGAACTACTGCAAGTTCTATTGCAAGTTCTATGATGCCACAGGTGAGATGGGATGCGTTGGTCTAAAAAAAGGACCAAAGGGTACGGAGGCGGATCTGCCGTTTATCTCTGACCCTGATGCTACCAACAATTCATTGCTGTACTTACAGTTAGATGAGCAGATTAAAGGCTTAGAAAAACAGCGTGATTCCCTGAAGGAATCGTTGCAAGGATTTGCTGGTGTTACTGGTAATGGTGTCTCTATTAACTGGAGTACAGTTGCTGGTCGTTCATCAGTAGATACCGAGGAAGTGGAAAAGCTACTCGGTTTTGTACCAAAGAAACAGGGACCAGAGAGCGCAAGGCTCTCAGTCAAATTAGTGGAGGAAAAGTAATGGCTGCACCAGAATCAACAAAGTTTCAAATCAACTATAAGTTAGCTGATGGAACTCTTATCAACATCTACGCTGCATCAGCATCAGAACTAGAGTCTGGCCTTGCTGATATTGCAATGAACGCTCCGCTTATTAAGAGCACTGCTGCTGATCTTGGCGCAGGTAATGGATACTCAGCACCTGCTGCTGCACCAGTACAAGATGCTGCTGCAACTGTTGTTGCTGCTTTCCCTGGTGCTACACCAGTGGAGTCAGCACCAACCTGTAAGCACGGCACAATGAGCTTCCGCTCAGGTCAAGGCGCTAAGGGTCCTTGGAAGGGTTGGATGTGTGCTGCACCAAAGGGTGCTCCAGATAAGTGCGATACCGTCTGGGTTCGATAGCAAGTGCGGGGGCCTTGGCAATTTGAAAGCCCCCTTTGTCGTGAAGTAGATAACGAGTTGTTCTTCCCCGAATCGGGGATGTCAATACAGGCTCAAACTGCATCATCTATTTGTGGTAGTTGTATTCACAAATCAGAGTGTGCAGAGTGGGGTATCTACAATGAAGGCTTTGGCGTATGGGGTGGCCTTACTGAAAAGGATCGTCGCTGGATACGCAAAAGAAAAGGGATAACAATACGGGAGAATTACGTTGCTTAGTTTGAACAGAGCCTGGGGTGGGGCAACCACTAAAGCTGCACCCCTGCCTGATGTGTGGAACGCACTAAAGGCGCTGCAAATTAAGTTCCGAAGGGGCCAAGTATGTATGGTTGCTGCTGCTCCCAATGCTGGTAAAAGTATGTTTGCTTTTATCTATGCAATCAAAGCGGAAGTACCAACACTTTTCTTTTCAGCTGACACTGATACGACAACGGTAATGATCCGCGCTGCTTCTCATTTATCTGGCCATACGCAGGAGACTGTGGAGAATAATCTTCATAACGACCCTGAGTATTACGCCAAGTATCTAGGGAAGATGTCTAACATTCAATGGGTCTTTGACTCTTCACCGTCACTAGATGACATTGAGTTAGAAATCAAGGCTTACATAGAACTCTATGGAATAGCACCAGAGTTAATTGTCATCGACAATCTGATGAACGTTGCTGCTGAGTCTGATAATGAATGGGCAGGACTACGAGCAATTATGATGGAGCTGCACGATATGGCTCGTAAGACTGAGGCTTGTGTCATAGTCTTGCACCATACCTCTGAGGCTAGTGAGTATGGCTCAGTAATAATGCCACCACCAAGAAGATCTTTGCACGGGAAGGTAAGTCAATTACCGAGCTTGATACTTACCCTTGGTTATGATCCAACAGAGGCAATACTGCGAGTCTCTGCGGTGAAGAATAGATTTGGACCACACGCAGCAGATGCTTCACAATGGGCATCGTTGTTTGTAAACTATGGAGCGTGTCAGATTGGTGATGCTGATGCAATGGGAAGAACATATCGCCACGATGCAATACGACAACCGATAGGAGCATAAATGTTTGACAGAATTAAAGAAGCGTTGATTGACTTTGTTGTCTACGCAGCAACTGTAATTATTTTCTTTGCAACCACAGCTTGGTTTGTGATGCTAGTAGGTAAGCCACTTGTGGACTTGACTTACGCACAATCAGTATCTGCTGTAGTTCTAGTATTTCTTTTCTTTGCTATCGGCAAGATTGATTTCAGTATTGAGGATGAGGACTACTAATGGCTTCTCAATCCCGTAAACACCGAGGCTATCGCAGTCAGAAGGTGCTCGCTATGTACCTTGCAGAGAATGGTTTTCCATTTGCTGAATCCACTGGGGCAGGTAGATCTGGTAGCGATATCACCGGTTGTGTCGGGATTGATTGGGAAGTAAAAGCCCGCACTGGCTTCAACCCAGCTGCTGTTATCGCTCAAATGAAGGAGCGTAACAATGGTAAGGACATTCAACTTGCAGTACTGCGATTGAATGGACAAGGGGAGCAGTCAGTGCAGGACTGGGTGGCACTAACTAGGCTGGAGACTTTAGTAGAACTATTACGAGAAGCGGGATACGGAAATCCAAATGTATCAGTATAAAGTTAATAATAATAAAGATGATGAAATGATGAAAGAGTTGATTAACCTTACTCAGACTCCTGAGCAGTTAAAATATCTCACTGGCTTGTATGATGCATCACGGTCACAGTCAGCGTATGCTGAGTGGTTTATTGGACTACTTTTGGATCGAGTAAATAAATGACTCACAATGAATTGCCACCGCTTTCAGCAATTGACCGCAAAGATAAATTGTTACTTTGGCTGGCTACTGAAGTTCTTGAGCAAGGCAAATGGGATTTAG